GTCTCTTAGGTAAAAAGATGGCGCTGGCATCCCGAGCCTCCGGCGCAATTACCGTAACGGGGCTTCTTGAGGTGCGCTTCGGCAGCCGTGCATTGACGGTGCTGCTGTCGCTTGCATTGCTTATCTGCTTTTGCGCCATGATGACCGGACAGTTCATCGGCGGCGCTGCGATCTTTGCGGAGGCGGCCGGCATTGATCCCGTTTTGGGGCTTCTGCTGTTTGGCCTCCTAACTGTTTTCTATACGACCTTCGGCGGCTTTCGAGCGGTTGCATGGACTGACTTTGTTTGTGCAGTCCTGATGATTGTCGGCATGGTGATGCTGGGGTGGGCCGTCATCGGTGAAGTTATACGCCCCCGTCATCCAGTATTTTGCTGCGTAGTAAGTGTTGGAAGTGCCTCGGTAGTACTTGCCCAGGTTCTCTGGGGTATCGTATATCTGCCAGTTCCAGCCGTAGGCAGGCATCCCAAGGAACACTTTTTCTCTGTCCATGACCCGAACCGCATAGTCGTAAACGCCCTCCAGCCAGCTTCTCGGAGAAACAGGACCCGGAGCAGAGCCAGCCCACGCCATACCATAGGTCATGATAGAGGCAGTATCACAGTATTGATTAAGGTCGCCATAAACACACCAGTTCTCACCACCAACCGAGCCGTTGACCGAAGTCATACCAGGCAGACAGATATTCATCTCCTTGGTAGGGTCATAGGCTTTGACGGTTTCGTAGATGTGTTTGAACATGGCTGTGGAGGAAGCGTGGGTGGAATAGTCATCTCCTTTTTCCAGGTCGATGTCCACGCCATTACACCAGGGGTACTTTTCCATGATGCGGACGAGTTCGGAGCAGAAGGTATCCTGTGCGCCGTCCGTGTTATCACGCAGGGCTTTGAAGATGCTGTTTGCACCGTCATTGGCTACAGTCAGCAGCCAGCGGATGTGAGGCCATTTATTGATATAGGTCAGCATATTGCTGATAGCAACACCGCTTTCCGTGATCGTTCCCGTGGCATCCACCTTAAAGGAAAACAGACCGATAGTGTCTATTCGATCGCCGTAGTCGCGCAGGGCTTCATACATTCTGGAATTTCCCATGAAAGTCCAGACCATAATACGCTTGCCTTTTAGCTTATCCATGCCGCATCACCTCCTTTTGGGCATGAAAAAAGCGCCCACCCGAAGATGAACGCTTCCATCACGAAAAATACTTACTTATAGTTTTCCATGCACCTTTTTCCAATAATAGAAATATGATATGCCACCTGGAACCCCTATCCAAAGTAACACAGCAATAAGTGTTACTGCTTCAAAATTTGATATCGTCAACGAACAGGCTACATAGAGCAGTGCCAACGGCAAGGAAACATATCCCAATATTCTGTGAGCAACATTCCAGGTTTCTTCATCTTGTACTGTCCAAGGAAGCCTAAGACCAGTATGTTTCGTGTATGGCAATTTCGGGGAAACAAGTCCTGCAAACACCATCACGCTGGCTATGAGAAACATTGCAAACATTCGCTCTCCATATTCAGAAAACTGTATTACATCCGTTGCGGTCAGTATAGACATACCAATTCCAACAATTAGTACCACTATGTTGACTATGGTTACGATTCGTAGAATTGGTAATCTCATGTCATTGGTGGTTATACTGGTCAATAAAGCCATGTTTCGGTACAAGATTACTACAGCCACAATAATGCAAATGCCAGACAGCATCAGTGAAACTGCCTCATTCTCAACGCCAAGCGCTATCAGCATGGAAATAAATGATAGTAAAAGAATCATTCCCCGTTTTGGGTTTGCACGCTTCACTATCCCTTCTTGCTTATTCTTTTGAGCCAACAGCGCATTTAGTCGAGCCAGTTCCTCAGACAAATTCTCTATGGTACTTTCCTCTGCTTCAATTCCAAGAAGTTTATTCACAGGAATATCAAGCAAGTCAGCCATATTAATCAGAACTTCAGCATCTGGGACAGATAGACCATTTTCCCATTTTGAGACTGTTTGACGAACTACATTAAGTCTTACAGCCATTTCTTCTTGGCTAAGACCCTTTGCTTTTCGGTATTTCCGTATATTATCGTTAATCATACGTACCCCTTCCTCTCATATGAAATTTGCCCCCGGAGCTAATTTAATTATATGCATGAGTAGATGTACCCACAAGCAACGAGAATTAACATTAGCATTTCACGCACAAAATGCCACAATAGTGTGCAAAAAATATGCGTATACGCCTGCGTGTCTGCTATTATAGCACGGACTTGTGAACTATTCTATCAGATTACACACTATTTGCGCCGTCAGTCATCTCCTGCAATTCAAAAAGCACCCTGGCAGACTTCCCATCTTCCAGAGTGACCTGGTGCTTGGAATCCCAAGCGGCACTGTATTGATAAAATCCTTCTTTCGGCTCGGTCATACCGTTTCTGGTACACTCCCGAACGGAAGCGAGTAGAGCCAGGTCATCTTCTGCTTTCAGCGCATTTGGGAAACGGACACGCTGACCACCAGCACCCTGGGCAAGCTGCACGGAGCCTGCTGCCATATCGGATTTGGGGAAGATATGGACATCCAGACCGCCGGAAGTTTCCCCAAGGTTGAACAGCACCACTGTCTCGGCAGATCGAACCACGCCATTGAACCACACCTTGGAACCCTCTTTGAGCCTGCTTTCGGTGTGGGGTGTGTATCCCGTCAGTGCCGGTCCCTCTTGCAGCATCAAATCCGTAAACCAGATCGTGCCGGAGCAGTCGGTGATGGTAGGCTTCACCGTAATGCTCACAACACGCATATCCTGCTTCTTGTTAATGACCTCTGCCAGTCGGATGAATGCCGGATTAGCCATCCAGCACCCACTTCATCTCACAGGGATGACCTACCCATCCCGTTGCCACAGACCCCGGCTGTAGCAAAATATCTGTCACATACAAGGTGCCAGTACAGTTGGTGATGCAGACTCGCACCGTGATGGATTTGACCTTTGAGAAGTAGCTTTCCGGGGTAATCTTCTGCGAGGTCTTAGAGAAATATGCCATAGTTACCTCCCATCAATACAAGTCAATGAATCGTGTTTCTGTGCTGCCGTCCTCGTATTCGATCACGACCTCAATGCCAACCTGGGCATCGTCACTCAGCTTCTCCAGATCCTCGGAAGCAATCTGGGCAGAGAGCGTGTAACTGCTGCGGTTGGATGGGTAGACGGTCTGTGCCAGACTCTTGGTCATTCCAGCCACACCCTCGGCCCTAAAGGAAGCTGTGCCGGACGCACCATTCTCGCCATCCGCTTCAAAACCGGAACTAACCCAGTACGCCAGACCATCATCTGCACGGGAATTTCGCAGATGATTGAACGGAACCAGTTCACGGATGTCGTTATTGGAAACCATGCTCGTACCCTCAAGGGCATCTGCAATGGTATCAATGGAACTGACGGAGCTGCCCAGGTTCTTCAGCGTGGTGGAAAGTTCCAGCACGGTATTCCAAGGCTCCTGCAGGTTATACTCACGGCGGACGATACGGGTGGTAACTGACAGCCCCAGTTCCTTATCTTCCACACGAACATAATCGCCGAGGTTCCAGGCTTCATGCTCGTAACCAGTGAGGACGGATAAGTCCATCGCATTCAAAACATAGGACACCGTTGGCTTGCAGTATTCCGCAAGGCGCATGGCTGTAAATTCCTTCATCTGATACGGATTGGTAAACGAGGAGCAGTCCAGCGTAGAAATTCGCACTTCTTTGCAGTAGGTGTAGTCCTCCAGATAAGGCTTGCCACTGTTGATGTCTGCAAAGGTCAGCCCGTCTGCGCCCACAGCATAAAGCCTCGTTACCAGGGAGCGAGTGTCCACCACACGCTCAATGCTTTTCATGTTCTTTTTATAAGCAAACAGCGCACCGCTGTCCTTGCCGTTGACGGTCAAAAGATGCACCAGTCGGTTCGGACAGTCAAACACCAGATCGCCGCCATGCAGGTCAGCAACGCTGCGGAGGATTGCCAGAGCGTTCTTTTCTGTGGAAGTCCAGGTACGCTTTGTGGACACAGATAC